ATTGTAGTAACTTTCAGGTATAGTAGCTAATCGTAAAGGTTGAAAACCACCGCCTATTCTTTGGTTGCCTACAGCAAACTCGTTGTCGTTTTCGTATATCCATCTACCCTTTACATATCCGTAATGCTTTTGCCACCAATCATTTTTCCAGTCTTTCCCCTCTCCATCCTCAAAGGTTATAGACTTCTTTTGAAATTTAGTTGTAGGAGAAACTATAATAGTGTCTGAGTCTATTTTTTCTGTCCAATCGTACTTCTCTGAGGTAGAGTCTAAAACGTCATTATAAGGTTCTACATATAATACTGTAGGGCTATCGGGATAGCTATAAATAACTAGATTAAACCTGTTAAATATTTCAGTTAAAAACTCTCCTACTTTCATATCGGGAAAGTTCTCTGATACGTCTACAAACGTGCCTGTTGAAGTGTACGACAGAAGAGTAAGGAAAGTATAATTGTCGCCTGAGTTTTCTAAAATCTGAACTTGGTTCTGACTAGACGACTTTATAAACATTGACAAAGTTTCGCCTGCGTCTAAACTTACTTGAAATACGTTTGTAGGACAATTAAACGTACCACCATATTGTAGCGTATAACTCTGACCATAAATAACTAATGGATCTTCTATACTAAGCGGAGCGTAGTTTTTTATAATTCTTATTCCAATATCATAGTCGCCTGTATCGGGTAAAGTATTTGCAGAGACTACAGCTTGCGCTTGGAAGTGATAAGTACCTGCTACGGGTGCGACAAAAGTGCCACCTAAGAAAGTTGCGTCTACGTCATTGTTAGGTGCAGTTTCATTTGTTAAAGGTATAAATGTTTGAGCGTAGCCTGTCGGTAAAACAAAGCTTCCTTCTAGCCCTACCCTAGCACCATAGACAGGTCTACCTACAGCTCTCTCTACTTCAGTAGCTAAAAACATATATAGGTTAGAAACGTCATTAGATAGGAAGTCTGAGCTTATAGTAAAGCCTGCCTTTTGTGCTATTCTATTAAGTAGCCAATTTATACGTATAGCAGGTTTAAAGCATTGCGGAGTTAGCTGACCACCTGCCGAATTAGTGCCAAAACCCATACCACTATTATCCGTTGTATTTCCATTGTGAGTAAATCCAAAAGTCCAAGTATCGTGAACATTTAAACCCCAATCTGAAAGTGGGTAAACTATAACGCCTGCACCTACCGCACCTGTAGTTATATCGTTACTTGTGTCCCAACTTGTAGTTATGTTTGCAGCAGTTAAAGCGTGATCTAAGTCTGTGTCTACTAATCCTGCGCTTGTAATAAATATCTCTGAAAACGACAAGTCTTTAACCGCATCGTAGAAACTTGCTACTTCTGCTAGTACGCTAACCTCGAATTTAGATAGTGACTTAGTAACTGAGTGAAGTTGCAATACGCCTACCATAATAGGCACGCCTGCATCAAACACTTGTACGTTTGTTTTTACGCCTGCGTCAAAACTTTCGCTATCAAAATTTACATTGTAATACTGACCAAAAAACTTATTGTTGTTGTCAGTCATAGGCATATTAAACCTAAGAGAGTGAGGCGACCTCACGTTAGAAATATCTCTAAGTTCTTGTACAGAGTAGTTAAACTCTACAGGAGTTTCTTGTACGTCAAGGTTAAATATTTCTGTACCTGCTTGGTTAGACGCTTCTATTCTAATCATATTTTACTAGGTGCTTTACGTGAAATTTGAACTGTTATACTATAGTTAGCAACCTTGTCGTTTATTGCAGTTTTATAAGATACAGATTGGTCTACCACTACACACCTTACAAAAGCAGACGTTTTACCTAAAGCTCTCGGTTGCTGAATAGGTCTATTGTATATGAACACCCTTTCGCTATTTGCTAAAGATTGTATTAATGGGTTTAGAGCTTCAGGGTTTAAGGCTCTAGTGTTTAAAGTAATTTGCGTTATCGTAGAATTGCTTGCAGTAGTCATACCACCTTCAGACGGTCTTCTTCTATATTTTATAGTATTGCCTGCATTAAACGCATTACCACCTATTTGAGTAAAATTTTCCCTAGTTATGTTTTGTACTACTTGTGACGCACCGTCCATTACTATACTATCTACTCCACCAAGCTCATTCCACCAATACAAAAAATATTCACCTTTATAATTATTGTAAGTGCTGTCTAAATCGTTATACCTAGTGTCACATAACTTTTTAAACTTATATACTTTGCTTGACTCGTTACCTGAGAGCGTTGTGCTACTAGCAGCTTGCACTTCGTAATAGTCCCAATTCGCTACGCTGTCAGGTCTTAGGTTTGTGTCTATGCCCTGTGATTGTAGATTGCCTGGAAAACACCCAAAATATATTAAACTACGCTCGTCAGAAAGACTTGCTGACGGTGTGTAGCCACCATTAGTAGAGTTGTTTTGAAAGTAACCAGTTTGTAAAGTTACACCGCTTGCAGACTTATATGTAACGTGAAAATAGTTACAGTCGTTGCTACCTACGTCGTCCCCATTTAAAAACGCCATAACACCATATTGCCCGTCTATTACATATTGAGTTATTTCAGTTCCAAAAGTATTGGCTGTAGACAAAAGATGACCATTGGTATTTATTAAGGCAAAATTAGTTGCACTATTTGTACTATCAGAGTTTGAGGTTTGTTGTCTTAAAGTGCCATTAATTACTTTAAATGTAGTTTGCGCTGCTGCACCCATAGTTTCTGTAGGTGCGGAGTCTGCGTCGGCTGCTTTTTCGTAACCAAAATCTATCGTTATTGTTTTAATAGCATCTTCATTAGTAGCAAAAATCTTTGTTGTACCTACGCTTCCGTCAGGATTAATTAAACCTAGTTGAGCTATGTTTTCGTCTTGGTAAACGTAAGGTGAAACAATGCCCCCAATATCAAACACTGCGCAATCGTTATTATTCGGTAATTGCTTAAACTTGCCTATAACTAGCCCGTCTATAGTTACTTGTAAAATGTATCTAAACTTTGGAGCGTTGTAGTTTGTAGTGTCACGCACTACGTAAAATATGTCGTCCCACGCACCCTGTAATCCTGTGCCTGAACTTTGGTCTACTGTATATGCCATTTATATAGTAATTTCTATTGTGTAATTATTGCTAAAGTTGTCTGCGAAAAACACCTCATAATCTTCGATAATTGCGTCTTCTATTTTCCCTTTGTATTTTTTAAACGTGCGCTCTAGTGATCCTGAGTAAAAGTAAGTAGGTGCTATTCCGTACTGAAAAACGGCTCTACTAATTAAATGCGTCATTTGGTCGTAAGACATAAACCGACCACTCTTAGTGCTTTTCCATTGCTTAATGGGTTTGTTATCAATCCACTCTCTTATCCCATTACGCAGCCCTCCTTTCTGTCCTGAACCCGAACCAAACTGAAAGGGAGAGTTTGGAGCTTTCTTTTTACTAAAACTACCTTTTACTCCCTGATCCACAAATTCCCAGTAGGGTGCTTCGGGAGCGTTAAAGTCTAATGTAATTTTATTAGTCCTCTTGTCTACATACAAAGCACTAGCAAGACTGTCAGATAAATTACCTGTTGAGTTTTTGCCTGCCTTAGATAACGATATCCTTGCACGACGCATTACCTCCTTAGCAAATTTATCAAACGCTTTTGTAAGAGCAGGCATATTAATAGTAGCCAGTCCGTCTAATAGTGTTATGTCAAGTCTAATAAGGCGCAATACAGAGGTCTAATGCGTTAGGCACTCTTATCTCAAAAGACGTACTCCAACCTGTTAGCATATTATCAAACCTTGCTGTGAACGGATCACAAGCCAAAGGTGTTTCAAAGCCCCAATGGTGCGTTACGTTATCTAGCACAGACTGACTATTCATACTCAAANNAAACTGAGCTATTACGTCCCTGCATAATGAGTAGCGTTTCAGCGTACACTTGTGTTAGTAGGTCGCTTTGTTTTTCTATAACTAAGTCGGCTATTATAACCTCGTATGTAAATACCGTTACCCCTCCGTCAATAGACGCACCAGTACATTGAGCGTAAAGCAAAGGAAATAGGTTTACGTCAATTTTGTCTATATCTATTTCGTCTAAACTAAAGGTGTAAAACTGCCTGAGCTGCTTATGGTTACTCACTATAGTTTGAAATACCTCGTTAATGTCTACTACTGTTTGCATTTAGCTTTACGTTATTTTGTATGTTTAAGTCTTTTTCATAGCACAAAAAAGTTAGTGCTTCTTCTATATATATAAGAGTTACCGCATTCATTTTAGTTATGTCTCCATCTGCTAAAGCGTACATTATACCATACCAACCCCATTTGTTGTGGACTTTATCTTCAGATTCTTCTTCGACTGTCGTATTGAAGAGAGGCGAGAATCTATCGCTAATCTCCTTTCTATACGATAAAAAAAAACCATCGCACCTACCACAACGTCCATAGGCATATCGAGCATTTTTTCTTGTTTAGTAAAGTGTGGCTCGTAAGGTTCTATAAAGTAACTGTCGTCGGCTTTCTTTTTTGTTATTGGTCTATACCATACTGCTAACGCCTTTTCTAGGTTATCAAATAGGTTTTTAGAAGAGTAGGACTCAAGGTCGGCAAACTCCCCTACTGTCAGTTTTGTCCAGTTAGGTATAAATCCATATTCCACACCATTGAGTTTTACTATACGCTGAAGAGGTAAAGTCATAGCTAAAGGGTTAGGCTCTTTAACAAGCCACAATAAATCCTCTATTACTTTGCTTACGTCCCCCGAATCTGCGTAGTCTAAAACTTCACGGTCTAAATCACAAAGGGCAGCTACAGCTTTAAGGGCAGCTTCTCTTGCGTCGTCTGTGTCATTCCACATTTGCATCATACGCTTATACTGGCGTACCGTTACGTCTGCATAGCTTTCAGGTATTTTTATATTTACTTGTGACATATTATGTATATGGTGTATATATTATTGTATATAGTATTTACCTGTTCGTCTAAGTATCTTATTGAGGCATACGTACCTAACTGCGTCGATAAGGTGGTTGTATGCGTCTACAGGTGTACTAAGCATCTTTCCGTTTTTATCAGTCTTCCACTTATAATTTCTAAATTCCTTTTGTGCGTTTAGGCTATCGTGCTTTATATGTAGCTTGTGTCTACGCATCGTGTCAATTCCGACTCTTATACTATCTGCGCCCTTTTTTGAGGGTTTAACATTAAATCCTAATCTATGTATAGTCTCTATACTTTTAGGCTCTGCGCTGTCTGCTATTATTTCGTCGTGCCTACCTACTCCGTACTCACTTAGCTTTTCTGCTATGTCACTATTGGTTAGCCCTCCCTGATATATAACCTCTTCTATGTATAGTCCGTTGTCACAAAGGTAAACCTTAGCCAAAGCTGAAGGATCATTTGAAAAACCAAAATCCAAACCAAACGCTACTAGCTTTGCCTTCTCAGGTAGCTCGGTGTATATGCTAGTTTCAAATATGGTTTCTCTGCTTTTACCTCTTAGTCCTAGTCCGTAAACCCTCCAATAGTTTTCGTCAGTTTCCTTTAAGCGTTCAATCTCGTCTATAGTGTCTTGACCTAAATACGGATTGTCTAGGTACGTACTTCTGTAAAAGTTGGCATCGTCTCTAGGTATAACCTCATCGTATATCCAATGGTATTCGTCTGAGGGGTTATAGTCTAAAATCATTCTATGAGTAGTACGTAAAACAAGTTGCCTAAAATCTTCTAGGTGTAGCTCGTTAGCCTCATTTATAAAACAGATATTACGTTTAGCACCTCTTATCTTTTGTGGTTGGTCTATGCTTATAAACTCCCATTTAGTACCCCATAGGTCGTAAGTGCTTTCTGTCTTGTTATGGTAACGCTCGTCATACCAGTCGTTGTGCTTTAAGATATGAATAAAATCTCGTAGCACACTAGCCCTAAGACTTGGGAAAGATTTTCGTACTACAGTAATAAGCCAACCTGAGTTTCTATTGTGGTAGCAAAACTCAATAAGTACCTGGATAATAGAATACGTCTTACCGCTACGAGTACCCCCCTGAAAAACAGCAACCCTTTTCTTACACGCTTTTAAATCGTAGTATGTTTTTGGCTGTTGCATATATTAGGTATTTACCCTATATTTGTATTAGTTAAATAAATAAA